TGTCGTTGTTGTGTATGTGTCGAACACTTTAAGCTCCCAGTTTTCGGGATTGTGTGCAAACAAGAATCGGCTGTTTGCTTTCTTTGGGATACGCGTCTGTACTTGCGTTTTTTCTTCCCAGGGTTGTGAAAAGTTTGTGTAGTCCATTGTAGTCTCCAATAAAAAAAGAGTTGGGAGACTCGCAGAATTTGGAGACTACAGAAATAAATCCTGAAGTCTCCCAACAAAACGAGTCTAGTCTAGCGCGCAGATAGTAATTTTACGCCGCGAGCGTCTTCGATGATACCAAGTCCGAGATATGCATGTCCTACAATGAAAGTGGAAGCAGACATCGGACGACGATCAAACTCGACTACAACCTTACCCATAGACATGAGATCAGCTGAGCCTTGAACGCCTGCGGGAATACCATCGACATATCCGAGAGCCATCGGAGAGATCATGTAATTATCGAAACCAGAAGAGCCATTTTCTTTAACATACTTGCTTCTGTACACATCTACTCCGAATAAATTACCGGCGAAGTTTTCTCCTTTCGCTTCGAGCATCGACATAGAGGACTGCATTCGGCTAATAGCATTTCCTGTCTCGTTACGGAGAGAGTCCTGAAGTTCGGTCAATGCTTTAGGATCAAGTACGCAAGCGTAAGGCCCAGGAGCGCCTGATCCGGAGTCTGCTTGTTCGAGAGCAAAGATTGCATCAAAGAAATCGTCTACAGAGAGAGTAGTTGTGTTGCTTCCTGCTGTAGTTGTGAAAGAAGCAGCAGCCTCTCCTGTGAGCTCAGCAAAACGAGCCTCATAACTTCCTGCAATGCTTTGTGCGATACGGAAAGGATCAATGTCTGCTCCTCCGAATCCAGTCATAGAGGCAAGATCTGACATCTCGTAGATGATGTACTGACGAGCAGCAACGAGATCGGCAGAGTTGATAGTCAATGCTGTTGTGTTTGCAGCTTCGTCTGAGATTTCAGAACCAGCAGCAGCCATTGAATCATAACCATCAAGACCAGCAAGACGGACACGTACTGTATCTGTGCCGAGGCCATTGATTGAGCCTTGGTAGCTGAGGAGAGGAGTGTTTCTTAGGTTTGCGTTATCTTTTAAGAGGAGATTTATTTCCTGAGAGATCATTGCAGATAATCTTAGGATGTTCTCCATATTGGAGAAACGAATCGGATCGACTGTAGCCATAGCGGCCTCCATTCATTAGGGTTATATTATGAGAGTGCTTCGGGCTGCTCTGCTGTTACCGGTGCGACCGTACCCTGCTGTATCATCTCTAGTATAGCATAAAAAAGGAGTGTGCAACAATGATTGATATTTTTGCTCGATATATTGACGGAGACTTCGTCTTTGAACCAATGAAGAGACGAGGAATGAGTAAAGGAGAATACTTGAGAGCTGTTGAAGCATGTCGACGCCTTAACGAAGACGGAATCCAGAGCTCTTCTTCTCTAGCTGCTTTTTTGCCCGATCATATAACTCCCGATCAGGTCCCTTCGTTACAGCTCCCCCTTTTTGGAGAAATGAATACACTCGAGCCCGAGCCCATTGCGATTGAGTCGCGCCCGGACGATGCCCGACAGCCCAAGCAGCAAGACCTCTCTTGTAAACTTGAGAAATGATTCCTTTGGAGATGCCTGTCACTTTTGCGACTCCTTTCAGGAATCTCTCTTGCTGATCTCCGCTTTTCATCTTTGATGTAGCGTCTCGGACTTCTGCTCGGAGCTTGGATGCGCTCAGAGTGTACTTGCTCGGCTTTGTCTTTTTGGTGTCTCCAGCTACAGGTTTGAATCGCGCAGCTCCGCTTCTCTTCCCTTCGATACGTTTGCGAAACTCGGCTTTACGTCTCGCTGCTGTGCTTCCTCCGAGTCCTGACGTGTACTTCTTCTGTATCTTTGCTTTAGCCATAGTCTGCTCCTGTGGATAACTTGTGTATATCATAAAATAAAAAGAGCCGAGAGGATTAGTCTCGGCTCTTTGATTATCCTTTAAAGACTAAGATTACTTCAGATAATAACCTGTTATTGATTCTTTTCTTTTTGTTTCGTCATTTCTGTATTTCAAAGGGATGTATGTATTTATATCTTCGGTTTTATATTCCTTACATCCTCTAAGTTCACATGGGAAATTGTAAGTGGTGTTAGTAGTCCAGATTGATTTTTTAGGATGCCAATAAAAAGTCTGTTCACCTTCTGAAAACTCAATAACCCCTTTTTCTTTCATTTCTTGCCCATTCACAGGAAAGCCGCGTTCCATAAGTGGCCATGATATGCGCTCAATGGTTCCAAAGTGGCGAGAACGAGATGTCATGAAATCCTTACTTTTAAGCGAGTTTAGAATAAAACGATGAAATCTAGATTTCTGCGATTGTGTACATATGGATGCAGGTTGTCGGGCGTCTGAAAATGTAATGGTAGATAACTTGGCAGAATAAGACATTAGGCGCGCTTTATCCCATTTTTTATCAGCAATTAATTTTCTTACTTTTTCGCGTATGATCTCGGAAGCTATTTCTTGCATTTCTTGATTCCATTTTTTACATCTCCATGAGCGGTTAGGATACTTATCATTAACCATTTTTCGGATGGAGAAAACTTCTTCAAGTGTTATTGGTGCGGGAAGATTGTTTGGTGTGTCGATAACTGATTTCATGATGTTCTCTCCTGTGTTGTTGTCATCATGTAAACACTATAACATAAGAGTTTTCAGATTGTAAACATTTTTTTTGATTATTTTTCAAACCTGCGATTCTGGTACACTCAGAGCATAAAAAAAGCCCGACCACATCGGGCCGGGCTACACAGTACGAAAGTTTAATCTCTAGTGATAATACCAGATGATGAGTCCGTCACCGTTTGACAATGCAGCACCGAAAGTCAAACGAGCAACGCCACCAGATCCACCGTTAGCAGATACAGAGAATTCATCTTCGTCTGCTGCGGTATCACCGAGAGCTGTCATGTTGCGAAGAGATAGACCATTCTTGAATACAAGTACAGAATTGATTGCTCCAGATGGAAGAGTCTGAGCAAGATCGATTGTAGTTGTAGAGCTACCAGAGATCTGTGCTCCTTCTTGCTTAAAGGCGATTCCAAGCTTGCTAGCAGTCACGGAGGAGTCTGATAGCTTATCAGAAGTCACGGAAGAATTAGCCAAGGCTGTGGTTCCCACGGCTCCAGAGGCGATCTTAGCCGAAGAAACTGAAGCTGATGCGAGTTGGTTTTGACCAACGACAGAGTTGGCGAGCATCGCGGAGTCGTTGATCGCTCCGTCTGCGATTTGGGCAGAGTCCACGGAATCAGCCGCGAGCTTAGCATTAGTAATTTGAGCGTCTCCGACGGCTGCTGTTTGCACGGCAGCTGTACCGAGCTTACTGCTTGTAATACAAGAGTCTGCGAGCTTACTTGTTGTAATATTTGCATCAAGTACTTTAACTGTGGTTACGGAATCGCTAGCGAGCTCACTTGAACCCACAGAACCAGCGATTAGCTGATCAGCTCCAACGGAATCGTTAGCCATTTTCGCTTGAGTAATTTGAGCTGAACCGATGGCTGCTGTCAGAATCGCGCCTGTTGAAACCTTGCCGGAAGTAATACAACCGTCTGCGAGCTTCGCTGTTGTGACTCCTCCGTCAGAGATGGAGATGTCGTCTCCCTGCTTCTCCAAACCGCCCGAGACAGTCACGGAGCCGAGGCCAGTAAATCTTTGGAACTGAATTGCAGTAGAGCCGAGAGTTGGAGCAGTGTCATTGATACAGACAAAGCCTTGATTGTCGTATGTGTTACCTTCGAGAGCAAAGAGGAATGCTCCTGGAAAGTCGTCTCCTGCATCCATGTCAGTAGAGCGAGACATTGCATTGGTAGCACCAGCATAGACCCAAACTCCGTTGTCTGCGCTATCTGTCTGATTGATGCAGAGAATTCTGTCCGAATTAGAAAGAGTAACTCCGTCCACGCTCGCAGGAGCAGAAGTTAGATCGATGTTTGATCCAGCTACAACGCGAACATTTTCTTTTACAGACAATCCAGCAGCAACAGAGTCGACATAGCTTTTATTCGCTGCATCGTTCGAGTTGCTCGGAGTGCCGACTTGCAAAGAGCCTCCGGTTAGATCGTATGTGTCAGTCAAGTCGAGCTTGCTTGCATCCACGGCATCAGCTGCGAGTTTGGCTGTGGTAATTTGAGCGTCTCCGACGTTTGATGTCTGGACGGCAGCTGCTCCGAGCTTGCTACTTGTGACCGCACCTGAAGAAAGTTTAGCCTCCGTAATACATGCGCTTGCGAGTGCTACAGTTCCGATTTCACCGTCTCCAACCTTGTCTGCAGTGATACAATCGTCTGCGAGAGCTGCTGTTGCAACAACGCCAGCTCCGAAGAATGAAGAAGAGTTAATCGCGCCTGATGCGATGGCTGATGATGTGACCGCACCTGAAGAAAGAGCAGCCGATCCGACGGCTCCTGATGCGATTTTTGCCGAAGTCACGGCAGCTGATGCGAGTTTTGATGCGTTAATAGCCGAGTCGACTATCTGACCGCCTTTAATTTGTACTGATCCCATGTGAGATGCTCCTATATAGGTTTATTGTTGATTACGCGTTTCTGTAGTCTCCAGAAAACTAAGTCGATGATTCTGCGATGTAGTCGACAGTGAGAAAGTCTCCTGTCTCGGGAGTGAAGTCTGTCGTCGTGAATGTAGT